GTGGAACGTCAGGTGATCCAGGGTAACGTGTCTAACGGTGGTATGTCCACAGTGCGCTTCGAGCGCAAGGGTGACCTTCTCAACTATGTCTACTTTGTTCCTAACAATGGTCTCAAAACCCAAGCCGTGGCGGATTGGACTACGATGATTTCCAAGGTCGAATTACTAATTGGTGGTCAGGTGATTGATGAGCAGGACTCTACCTACTCCACCCTCATCGCCCCCACCCTTTCGGCCACCACCACCTCCAAGTCGGTCGCGGGTGGTCTCTACGGTGGTGCAGTCAACGAGAGCTTCTACCCTCTCAGGTTCGCTTTCTGTGAGAACTGGCAGACTGCCCTTCCTCTCATTGCCCTCCAGTACCACGATGTGGAGCTTCGCATCACTTGGGGTGCCGCCGCCGCTGATAACAGCTTCAAGTGGGATATCTACGCGAACTACGCGTTTCTTGACACCAATGAGCGTGATTACTTCGCCTCTACTCCCCAAAACATGATCATCACCCAGGTGCAGAAGGCCACAGCCTCTCGCGTCAAGATCCAGGAGCTCAACTTCAACCATCCCATCAAGTACCTCGCGGCTGCTAACGCCTCTGGTGTGAACATCCTCAAGGACGATGGTACCTATGATAACAAGCTTAAGCTTCAGATCAACGGTACTGACGTTGCTGACTACAAGTTCGCCAACCCAAACTTCAACACTGTACCTCTCTACTACCACACCACACACTCCGGTTCCGCGGTCGCTTCTCCCACTGTTGAGAAACTCTTCGTGTACCCATTCTGCCTTGAGACTGGTAAGATTCAGCCCACAGGTACCCTCAACTTCTCACGCCTTGATTCTGCACGGATCGTGAACGATCGCATGGATTCTGATGATGACATCTACGCGGTCAACTACAACGTCCTCCGCATTGAAAATGGTATGGGTGGACTTTTATATTCTAACTAAATAATAACACACATGTGGAAACTCATTTTCCTCATCGCTATCGTATTTGTATTGACGTATGATCCTAAATCCAGGACACTCGAGAAGTTTGTTGGTCAGCCTACAGCGCCGACTCAGAAGTCTTGTGAGGATGCGCATTACCAATCCGTTCAATTTGCCCAGAGCCCCTATGAATGTCCAAATACAGGAAGGACACAAATGGGTGTAATTACTTAAAAAGAAGACCTCTATTTAATGTATAATGATTCAAATGGACCGTGAAACTCTCATGATGGTGGCTACTATTGTGGCCATCGCTGGTGTTATCTTCCTCTTTAGGGAGATGAACAAGGCTAAGCAGGATGTTGATAACCTCAAGAACTTCTCAGCCCAACTTATCCAAAAGATGAGTGCCCCAGTGCCCATACCCAGTCCCGCGCCTCAAGTTGATGCTACCGAGGAACCAGAGACTACTGAAGAAAAGAAGGAGGAATAAACATATCCGGATATTATAACTTGCGAATGCGCAATGAAAAAATACAAAGCTATAGCTATACCCGTCAGTTTTGTTGACGAAAAACCCCGATTCCTAACGGTTAGGGATCGAAGATTTAAGGATTGGATATTTGTCACAGGAGGATGCAGGAGAAGGGAGATTTTCAACCCAATTAGGTGTGCCCTTAGGGAATTAGAGGAGGAGACTCGTGGTGTGGTCTCACTAAAGAGTGGGGAATACACTGAATTTAGATTTACAGTGAAGGAGAGTCCTACGGTGGATTTGGAATACAATGTTTTTGTATTCTTTGTGGATTATAACAAAAATCAACAACATTCTCTAGTTAAGAAGTTTTACGATGAGAAGCAGAAGATGAATTTAAGGAAAATTCAAAAATTACCTATAAAAAAAACATACGATGAAAATGATTACATGAGTTTTGATACACTCGAGGAGTTTAATTCACGTAAACGGTGGGATCTTATAATTGAAAATGTAGTGAAAAATCCACAATTTTATTCATGTGTGAGTTCCTTAAATAGAAAAACATTCTCTATAAAATAGGATGAAGTCTAAAGCTTACATTTTGATGCAAATTGGGGATCTCCTTAGAAAGAATAGAGGTCTCTGTGATGAAGAGGTTGAATGGTGGACGAAGGAGAATGAAGGTAAAACTGTATATGAACTTTTAACTCTAAAAAAAGAACTCTCTCAAAACCAGGAGTACCAAGATGTATCTTGTGTGAGATGGTTTAGAGAAGAGACGCAATAACAAGGTATGTTTAAAAAGTGGTGCAGTCAAAATAATTTTAACAATGCAACCAATCTATCGCATGTGCTCATGGACGGAGGTGTCCTTTCCGTGCCATTCGATAAATTGAATGACTTCTATGAAAAGTACATAGAAGCTGTCAAGAAGGGTGAGAAACTCTACGTCGTGGAACAGAAGACGGAGACGTACAATTTCTTCGTTGACATTGACTATAAGGATGAGAGAGCCCTAACCCTGGAGGAGATTCAAGATATATGTAAAGTCATCTGCGACAAAGTAAAACGCCACGGTGGTAAAGAGTGTCTCATTTCTATTTCACCACCAAAAAAGGCTGGCACCCTCGTAAAATCTGGTGTACACCTCAACTGGCCAGGGTATGTCGTTGATCAGGGTTCAGCTTTGGCGTTGAGAGAACATATATTAGTGGCACTCTCAAAGGCGAAAGGTGCAATGGATTGGAATGAGATTGTGGATTTGGCAGTGTACGGTGACATTAGGCGAAAGTCAAAGGGGAGTGGATTTCGTATGCCATGGTCCCACAAGATGGCTAAGCATCAACTATGTGGTGGTAAGGGTTGCGAAGAGTGTGGTGGTACGGGTAAAATCGTTCAGGTTGCTTATCTCCCCGTTTTCATGTATAAACATGGACCTTTGAGTACCCTTCTCAAGATTGATCAGCAACCGAATATTGATATCCTCAAGATGTCCGCTGTACGAACAAATGAGCCTCAACACATAACTGTGGAACCCCCTTCTAAAGTTATCAAGGAGGGTACATTTACAGATACACAGACAAAGGATGAGGTTCAAAACGATGAACTCAGGGGTCATATAGAGGAATTCATCCAGAAGAATATAGAGGGGCAGTGTATATCGGTGGTGACAAAGATATTCAAACATAAGGAGACGTACCTCATTTCAACCAATTCCAAATACTGTGAAAACCTAAAGAGACCTCATAGTTCAAACCACGTATGGTTTCATATCAGTGGTTCCGTGATTGCTCAAAAATGTTTCTGTAGATGTGAGACTATTAGGGGTAGGAGGGATGGTTTTTGTAAAGACTTCTATGGTCGTAAACACCAACTACCCCCCAAAATAGTTGAAAAATTGTACCCAAAAAAGGAAGACCTCAAGAAGTGTCCCGAAATTAAAAAGTTTGAAGAAAAGCCTCAAATCAAACAAACCGATGTGAAGAAACCATTGGAGTCATTTATGCACAGGTGTATGAAATGTCCAGAAGACACACGTGTCGTGAGTATCACGAGACAACAAAACGCGTTATCGGTTTTAACGACTGCCACGTATTGTGAAACTATTAAAGGTGACCACGAGGGATGCACGATGTCATATGTCATAAAAGGAACCAAGATAACTCAAAAATGTCCAGTTTGTAAGAAGAGTATGGCAAGAACCCACGAGTTGAGTGGTAGTGTCAAACAGGCACTCAAACCGACACCCTAGAAGAACTCACCTTACATACAGATATAGAGTTTCATCAAAAGATACTTAAAAAGCAGGATTCTTTATGTATGTAATGGTACAAACACGGTCACGTAATGGTAGAGACATAAAGAAACCTAAACTTTATACACCAGAAGAGACTGTTTTAGAGGATGACTATACATTAGAAGAGCATGACTCTGATTTGGGGTCCGACCTTGATACAGAAGATGAACTGTATTCCGATGATGACAGTGAGGAAGATGATGATGATGATGAGAGTCTCAAAGACTTCATCGTAGATGACGATGAGGAAAGTGAGGAAGAAGACACTTAAAAAAAACAATGTCTATATAAAAAATGGAGACTGATATAGGAAATCCAATTGATTATGATCCAACTATGGATCCACTTAATAAGAATGAAGAGAAACATGAAGATAGTACACCTATAAATGATACAATGGTCCATGACCAATCATACTATGTTCATCCTTCGGAAATGATGTATCATCAACAACAACAACCGGGTAATAACGATTTTTTATCTAACGTTGACAAGTCTACTTGGATCATAGCCTTTGCCGTGTTCTTATTGGGCTTTTTTATGGGAAAAACCATGCAACCCGTTATTCTTAAGTACGCTTAATCTCGTTTAAACGTCTCTGTAATTTTTGTTCTCTCGTTTCATCAGGAACTTCTATTTTACCACTCTCATGAGGGAATCCATATAACCATTGGTCATCAGAAACACTTGAGTATGGTTCGAATGACCCAATATCACCATAGATGGGTTGTAATTCACCCGTTATATCACGATCTATGACCTGTGTGGGGTATCTCGGCATTATGAATGCATCCCTAGTATCTTCTATAAAACCCTTTGCTGTACTCACTTTGTTTTTTGAATTGAAATCAATATTAAATTTTAAATACGGTTCAAAAAACAAAACGAAGAATATACTCGTCAAAATGATAGTAACAACTATTTTCCACATTTTGTTTACTGTATGTGGATATTTTTTTAATTATGCAGAAGAAACCTCGGGTTCGCCCTCCTCCTCAGACTCCTTGATGGTACCACTCGTGGAAGCCTCAGCCTCGGCCTCGTGCTTCTTACGTCGCTCTTCAACCTCCTTCGCGACAATCTCATCAGCTTCCTTGACGAGATCTTCCATCTGGGCATCGGGCTTCTCCTTCTTGAGACGCTCAATGATATCAGCTGGATGGCTGAGAGGTGCTTCATCTGGTTTAGTATAAAACTTAGAGTTCTCATCACCCGGTTTGAGGAAACTCTTAGAATCCATCATATCCCTCTTACGATCATTGAACATACGAGTAGCCTCCTGTTGGTTATCCCTATAACCCGTCATAATCTCTTCAAGCTTCTCGTTAGTGTAATGAACATCCTCAATCTTTGATGGATCAGGTGGAATGAGGAGCCATTTGTACATATCAACAACGTAGATATCAAAGGTAGAATCCTCCTTTTGGAGACGCTTCGCGTGGTTAGCAGCCTCATCACGAGAAGCAAAAGTCCCACGAATCTTAATACCAAACTTATCATTCTTTTGGGGAGCCTCAGGGCCTACGACGGAAAGGCACGCATAGAGCTGTCCC